CTTTTTAGATACAGCAGACACAGAATTAATAAAGAAGTATTATGGAACTGGTCTTATTGACGGTGTTACTACAAACCCTACTCTTATCCGTAAGAGTGGCAGAGACCCAGAGGATGTTTATCAAGAACTAGCAGACTATGGTGTTCGTGACATCAGCATGGAAGTTGTTGGTGATGAGAAGACTATGACAGATGAGGGTAGAAGACTGCATAGTAAGTATGCATTTCAAAGTAAAAAACTTAGTATCAATCCTACCACTATCAAGGTGCCACTGTCACCTGATGGTCTTAGAACATGTAGATCACTCGCTCTTGATGGCATCAAAGTGAATGTCACTCTTGTTTTCTCAGCAGCACAGGCAATACTTGCATCAAAGGCAGGAGCAGCATATGTTTCTCCTTTCGTGGGTAGATTAGATGATCAATCTGTCAATGGTATTGGTCTTATAAATCAGATAGCGAGTATATATCGTATGCATGGATCTCAAACACAGATTCTTTCTGCATCAATACGAAGTGTTCAGCATGTGTCAGATTCTTTTCTCAACGGAGCAAATATATGCACAATGCCACCTAGTATTTTTGAGAAGATGTACAATCATATACTCACTGATAAAGGTCTTGAATTATTTGATAGAGACTGGGCACTTGTACAATCAAAATGATCGAAGAAGAGACTAGACCATGGGGATGGTTCAAAGTCCTTGTAAGAGGTGAAGATTATTGTGTAAAGCAAATTCATCTCAATCCAGAAATGAGAATTAGTCTTCAGTTCCATAGATATAGAACTGAGGACTGGATTGTTGTGGATGGCAGTGGAATAGTCACTCAAGGTAATATGGAAACTGAATGCTATAGGGGTGATAAATTTTTTATAGGTATAGAGATGAGACACAGAATGGCAGCAGGTAAAAAAGGATTGACTATTATAGAAATTCAAAGAGGTAAATGTGTGGAGGATGATATTGTAAGACTTGAAGATGATTTCAATCGAGTTGATCATTTCGCTTGGGGTCAATACTAATGTACCTTATCACAGGTGGTGCCGGTTTCATTGGAAGTAATTTTGTAAATTATATTCAAAGAGTATGTGACGATGAGATTGTTGTCATAGATTCCTTATCATATGCCTCCGATATAAACTTCATCAAAAAAGATACAAAGACTACATTTGTATGGTGTGATATTTCAAATGAAAAACATGTCAATCATATCTTCAAAACATACAAACCAAAAAAGGTATTTCATTTTGCTGCTGAGAGTCATGTAGATAATTCGATCAAGAATTATAAACCATTCCTAGAATCAAATGTGATAGGGACTATCAATTTGATGAACGCTGCATTAGAGGTGGGGGTAGAAAAATTTCATCATGTATCTACCGATGAGGTATATGGTTCATTAGATTATGATGACGAAGATATATTTACAGAGACCACACCATACGATCCAAGAAATCCATACTCTGCTAGTAAGGCAGCGTCAGATTATTTTGTAAAAGCATGGCATAATACATATAAACTCCCTTATCTTATAACAAACTGTTCAAATAATTATGGACCACATCAACATATAGAGAAACTTATTCCTCTTACTATCATAAACTCTATGAGAGGTAAGAAAACTTATATGCATAGTGAAGGAAAGTTGATACGTGACTGGTTATATGTTGAAGATCATTGTCGTGCTATATGGATGTTAGAGGAGCAAGGTATTATGAATGATACCTATAACATAGGTGGTGGTTGTGAACTTGACGTAGAAACTGTGGTCAAAAAAATACTTAATATTCTAGGTAAATCACACAAGTTGATAGGTGTGTCGGATGCAAGACCGGGAGTTGATAAAAGATATGCCATGAGTTATACTAAGTTGTATAACAAAACTGGGTGGAAACCGATCATGAATTTTGATACAGGTCTACAACATACTATTAATTGGTATTTGAATAGATGATTTCTTTATTTGGTCCGGGTTTTGTTGGCGGTAGATTTGCAGAGATGTATCCAACATTCACCCACATTGAGAAAAGAGATGAGAGATGTCCTACACATAAGGATGTTCTATACTTTATTTCGACAACAAATAATTATCATGTACATAATCATATAACATTAGATGTTGATACAAATCTAAAAGTCTTATGTGAGACTTTAGATTTCTGTAGATCAGAAGATATCACATTCAATTTTATATCATCATGGTTCGTATATGGTCAAGGAGGAAATGTTCCTGCTAAAGAGGGAGATCATTGTAATCCTACAGGGTTCTATTCTATTACTAAGCATTGTGCAGAAAATCTAATTAAGTCTTTTGCACAGACCACTGGTATGAAGTATAGAATTCTTAGATTATGTAATGTTATGGGTGTGGGTGATACAAAGGCAAGTAAGAAGAAGAACGCTATTCAATATATGATTAATGAATTAGTAAATGATAGAGATATCAACATATATGATAATGGATCACATCAACGTGACGTCATGCATGTTGATGATGTTTGTCGTGCCATCCATCTTACTATAACTCATGGTGAATTGAATGAAATCTACAACATAGGTTCTGGTAAACCCACAGCAGTTAGACAACTTATCGATACTGCGATAAAATATACTAACACAAAAGGTAAGGTTCATAATATAGAACCACCTGAGTTTCATAACAATGTTCAGACCAGAAACTTCTGGTTGGACACCACTAAATTACAAGACCTTGGTTTTCGTCAAGCAGTCTCTAATGAATCTATCGTACATGAACTATGTCTATAAAAGATAAAGTCTCTAATTTTATATCACAATTGGGAGATGATGGTGAGAATCTATTCCCATATCTCGCTAATAAAGATTGGAAACCCGGCAACAACATCTATTATTCTGGTCCATATTGGGACGAGCAAGAACCTGTTGCTGCAATTACAACCCTTTTGAATGGTAAATGGTTGCCTGCAGGAGAACAGGTCAATAAATTTGAAGCAGAGTTTGGAAAAAGGTTTAAATTTAGATACAACCTTATGGTCAATAGTGGATCATCTGCAAACCTTGTCATGATTGCTGCACTCAAAAAATATTTTGGGTGGCAAGATGGAGATGAAATACTAGTATGTGCATGCGGTTTTCCTACCACTATCAATCCCATCATACAGAACAATCTCAAACCTGTATTTGTAGATATTGATTACACTGATTTGAATTGGGATCTTGAGATGCTAGAATCCAAGATTACCAGTAGAACTAGAGCGTGTTTTTCTTCTCCTGTTCTGGGAAATCCCTATGACTTCGATAAGTTTCTCGAAATTTTGGATATTTATGGACTCGAATACATCGCGGACAACTGTGACTCCCTCGGTAGCAAGTGGAGAGGTCAGTTTCTTACCAAACACGCCGTCGCTGCTTCTTGTTCTTTCTATCCAGCTCATCATATCTCTACTATTGAAGGAGGTATGGTCTCCTCTAATATCGAAGAGATAATCCAGATCGCCAGATCGTATGCTTGGTGGGGAAGAGGATGCTATTGTGTAGGATCCCAAAATAAATTGCCCAACGGTGTCTGTGGACAAAGATTTAGTCGTTGGTTGGAAGGGTATGACCATGATGTCGATCATAAGTATGTCTTCGGAGTTCAAGGATATAACCTCAAACCCGCCGATCTGCAGGGGTCTATCGGTCTTGTACAATTGACTAAGCAGGACGAGATACATCGCATCCGTCGTCTCAACAAAACTCGACTTCATCAAATCTTCTCTAAGATCGATGGTGCGAGGGTTATTGAAGAAAAAGAACATGCCGAGACTTCTTGGTTTGGTGTACCTATAGTATACGAAGGTAATAAGGTACAACTTGTCAAATATTTAGAGGATAATAAGATACAAACAAGAAACTATTTTGCAGGTAATATTCTCAGACATCCGGGTTACAAACATCTTGATTCATACGCTAACTATCCTAACTCATCTAAGGTTCTAGATAATGTATTTTTCTTAGGATGTTCTCCTGTAATTACAGATCCTATGATAGACTACATAGAGCAGGTAGTTACCAAGTTCAGAAATGA